AACGCCGTTGCATCCGAAACGATGGGCAACGCCGCCGCATCTGGCTGGGGTGGCAACGCCGCCGCATCTGGCGTGAGTGGCAACGCCGCCGCATCTGGCGCGAGGGGCAACGCCTCCGCATCTGGCTGGAGTGGCAACGCCGCCGCATCTGGAACGAGGGGCAACGCCGTTGCATCCGGAACGAGGGGCAACGCCGCCGCATTTGGCGCGAGGGGCAGCGCTACCGCCACCGGACGTGACGGCAGGGCATCAGCCGTTGGAACGCAGTGCATTGCAGTGGCGTGGGGCGAATATAGCCTCGCAAAGGGCGCACTCGGAAACTGGATCGTGGTTTCCGAGCGGGGCAGCTTTGGCGATATCGTTGATGTCAAGCTGGCCCGGGTTGACGGCGAGACCATCAGAGCGGATACCTGGTACACCCTTAGACGCGGCGAGATCGTGGAGGTGGCGGAATGACGATTGCATGGATTTTCTGCTACATCGGCGTGGGCACAGCAGTAACCTGGTTCATGCGGATGGTGGACTGGATTGACCGGGAGGACGAGCGATGATTAACCGACTTACCCCGCAGGAAATTGCGGACAAACTGCGGAAGTGCGCGGACGGGGGTGGATGTGACTCATGCCCGTATAAATGTGGAGAAGACATTGGAGAATTTGGTTGTATCTGCGAGATAATGCATGCAGCCGCTGATGCCATCGACAACCAGCGCACACACATCCAGGCCCTGATTAAGGCCAACGACGCACACCGTGAGATGGTAGCACAGGCCCCGAAGCCCCCGACCAATCGGGGCGAAATGGTGGAGGCCTTGGACGCGATCGAAACCGGCATGACCCGGCTGGCCATGTCCCGGGATATCTGGCAGAACGATCTGGTGTATACCCTGTGCCAGGGTGTGCGGCTCCTGCTGGAGGACCGCATCAAGAATCGGGGTGCGCGATGAGGGTATATCAGTACTGCACCCGGGACAGGTTCCACCTGCCAATCCATCAGGCAGACTCCCTGGGAGAGCTGGCAGCCCAGGTTGGCATTAAGCACGCAAGCGCAAAGCGCGGATTCTACCGGGCATACACGGGCAAAACCAAGGACAGCGTGTACGATTACGTTGATATCCCGGACGATGACGAGGAGGATGAATGTGATGTATGTTTGTGACTGCTGCCACGCGGCGTTTGATACCCCGCGCGTGGAGCATGAGGAGTCTGCGGAATACGGCCCCAGCACGGCATTCTACTGCCCGCGCTGCGGCTTCGAGATGGGCAATCCCAGCGAGTACCTGGCCGATGAGTGCCCGGCATGCCACAGTCTCAAAAATCGTGATGACCGGCTGTGCCATAAATGCGGCCAGCGCGTCCGTGGCCTGCTGAGACTGTTTTTACACGACTTCACGCGGGATGAGCGCGAGTACCTGGCCGACCTGATAGAGGGGTGCAACCTCGATCGCATGATCGTCGAGGCGGAAGTCCCCGTTGACTAAAGAAAAGGAGGGAACGTAATGGCGATTAAGCCGTTTAATGAACTGGTTAAGGTGGACGTGCTCCCCTACTGTGATACCAGGGACGCAAAGGACGAGAGCGGCAAAACAATCAAGGTCCCCTATCTTAGCTGGGCGAAGTGCGCAAAGCTGTTGCACGATAATGGCGCGGAAAGCGTATGGTACGCTCCCTGCCAGTGCCCCGAAACAAAGAGCTACCTCTGGCCCCAGCACACCGTGACAAACAGCAAGGGCCGCACCACGGAATGCTGGTTTGTCCGCGTTGAAATTCATATCGACGACGTGAATTTCGCATACGATATGCCCCTGCTGAACGGATCGCTGGTGGTATACGAAGATACGTTGAACCAGCTCCGCATCAATAATGCATTGGCGCGGGCGTTTGTCAAGGGTGTGGCCGTGCGCACCGGCCTGGGATTTGACCTCTGGGCGGAGGGCGATACTGACGACGGTGCAGACGATTTGAGCCGCCACAGCATCTACGCAATTAAGGAGCGCCTGGAACGGTTGCTTACGGCGAAAGAGCAGGGCGGTATGAGCCACCGCGACGTTCTGGCGGGGCTTAACATCAACGACAAGCAGCTTGCAACCATGATCGGGTGGTTCGACAGGCTGGCAAGCCTGGAGAAGGCGGTGGAGCGCCTGTGATTTCCAACCACGACCGCAGCGGCTGGATAGGCGCGTCTGACACGGCCATGGTAATGGGCAATTGGGACACCGAAACGTTCCGCCGCTGGTGGGCGACAAAAATCGGAATCCGTAGGGATAGTTTCTCGACGCCTGCAATGCGGGCTGGGACAGCGTATGAGCATAAAATCCTGGACGCAATCGGCGTTAAGACTCGGGACCGGCAGATACGGCGCAGAGATTTGCGCCTCCGAGTAAACTACGACGGCGAAACAAGGGACTGCATCGCAGAAGTGAAAACGCACCAGAAAGATGCATTCCGCGTAACAAAGCCCTATTGGATGCAATGCCAAGTGGAAATGTTTGCCAGCTACGGCGCGTTCCAGAAGCGGAAATCATGCATTATCGTTGCGTACCGGGTTACGCCGGACGAGCTGTGCAACTTCTACCTTCCTATCGATGTGCACCGGCTTTCTTTCCACCGAGTGAATTACGACGCCGAATGGGTTAATACCAAGTATCTCCCACGATTGAGATACCTTGCAAAATGCCTGACATCGGGGTCCTGGCCCAAATTGGAGGATTGCCCATGATACAGGTTGATGTTTCCGCCGTCCGCTGGCAACAGGACAGCGATGGGGCGTGGCTGTGCCTGCGGGTGCAGTCCCCACAGGTGGCCATGAGCGCCTGCGACGAGTATCAGGCCGATAAAGAGCACGTCGCCCAGATCAGGCGCAAGGGCCGGAGCCTCGATGCAAACGCCTACTGCTGGGTGCTCCTGGACAAGCTGGCCGCGCACTACAACCTCCCCCGGGAAGCGATATACCGGGAGGAGATCAGGACCATCGGCGGCGTGAGCGACGTGCTGTGCATGGTGGAGCGGGCCGCAGATGATTTTATGCGACGCTGGACGGCGCAGGGTATCGGGTGGATGGCCGAGCGAGGACTTAGCAAAATCCCAGGGTGCGTGAATGTGACGGTATGGTACGGCTCCAGCTCTTACGATACAGAGCAAATGAGCCGGTTGATCGACCAGATTGTATCGGACTGCGAGTCCGCCGGAATCGAGCATCTGCCGCCCCAGAAGCTGGCCGCGATGAAGCGGGAATGGGGGCGAGACGATGGGCAGTAAAGCGAAAGACCTGACGGGCCAGAGGTTTGGGATGCTCGTCGCAGTGCGCCGCAATGGAACCAGCCCGAATGGCTGCGCCAAATGGGAGTGCCGGTGTGATTGCGGCAGGACCATCCACGTAGACTCAACCCGGCTACGCAAGGGCCGTGCGCGGCACTGCGGATGCCAGTACGCGCCGCAACCTACGCCGCCTATCACATGGCACGGCGAGACGCGGACCATCAGCGAGTGGGCGGGCATCACGCAAATCCCCGCAAAACTCATCCGCAGCCGGTTGGTGGCTGGATGGCCCGCAGACGAGATATTTGGCGATGGGCGGAAAACACAGCCCTGTTGGGGCTGTAAACGCGCCTGCGGTGGGTGTTCCTGGAGCCAGGGTTTTACTCCTATCCCCGGATGGGCTGCCACGGAGACGCTTGTGGACCCCAGCAAATGCGGGGGGGCATACAAATCCTACCAGATTGAAAAGTGCCCGGAGTTTGAGCCGGACGAACCGAGGTGAACATGGAACACAGATGTTTCATCTGCGGCAGAAACGGGGCGTATGACCCGCTGGAACGCCATCATATCTTCGGCGGGGCGTACCGCTCCAAGAGCGAGAAATACGGCGCGGTTGTGTGGCTCTGCGGTGACAGGTGCCACAGGAACGGGAAGTCCGCCGTGCACCGGAACGGCGACCAGATGCGGCGATTGCGTCGGTACGGACAGCTGACGATCATGAAGGACGAGGGCTGGACGGAGGACGATTTCAGGCGCGAGTTTGGAAAGTCATATCTATAGGAGGTAGAGATGGAAAAGAAATTGCTGTACACAAGAAGCGAAACGGCCAGGCTGTTGAGCATCAGCGTTGACACGCTGGATGCCATGCGGCGCGACTGCGTTATCCAGGGCTATCATGTGGCCAGAGGGAACCCCCGCGTCTACTTCAAGGCCAAAGATCTGGAGAAGTTCATGGAGCGTCTGGAGGTGGCAGAATGCTGAACAGCGTCATTATCATGGGCCGGTTGACCCGGGACCCTGAACTGCGCCGCACCCAGGGCGGCACCGCCGTCACCAGCTTCACCATGGCCGTGGACCGGGACTTCAAGTCCCAGAGCGGCGAGAAGGAAACGGATTTCATCGACGTGGTGGCCTGGCGCAATACAGGCGAGTTTGCCGCGAAGTACCTTGCCAAGGGCCGCATGGCCGCCGTGGAGGGCCGCATTCAGGTCCGAGATTGGCAGGACAAAGACGGGAACCGCCGCAAGTCCGTGGAGGTGGTGGCCGATAACGTATATTTCGCGGATTCCAAGCGTGACAGCAAACCCCAGGAGTCCCGCGCAGTCGACGAGCAGGAGTTCGACGAGATCGAAGATGATGGCGACCTGCCGTACTGACGGAGGTGTGCCATGCCGAATAGAATCATAAAGGAAAGCTTATGCGACTCGGAAAAAATCGCAGCTCTTTCGGATTTTGAGTTTCGGCTTTGGGTTGGATTGATTACGCAAGCGGATGATGCGGGGCGCGGAGATGCCCGCCCCGCTATCATAAAAGGACGTGTTTTCCCGTTCCGGGAGAGGTTATCCATCAAAGATATCGATGCTGCGCTCCAAGAATTGGCGGCAAAAGGCTGCGTGTCCCTCTACACAGTGGACGGGAGGCCCTACTTTTTGTTCCCCGGGTGGGTCAAGCATCAGCGTATCAGAGATTGCAAGCCGAAGTTCCCCGAGCCTCCGGAAAACACAGTTTTGCAACAATCTGCGGCGAGTCGCGGCAATCTGCGGCAAGTTGCCGCAATCTGCGGCGAGTCGCGGCAATCCGCGGCCTTAATCCAATCCGAATCCGAATCCAAATCCAATCCGAACTGCGCAAGCGCATTCGACGTGTTCTGGCAGGCGTATCCGAGGAAAACCGGGAAAGCGGCTGCGCGGAAGGCGTTCGACAAGGCGAAGCCGCCGTTGGACGTCGTTCTCAAGGCCATCGAGGCCCAGAAGCACAGTGCGCAATGGCAGCGCGATAACGGCCAGTACATCCCCTATCCGGCCACATGGCTGAATCAGGGACGGTGGGAGGACGAGGTGCAAGAGGTCGAATTGCCCGAAAAGTTGGAGCCTCGCTGGAAGTACAACTCCGACACCGGCGGCTGGACGCAGGAGGACTGACGCATGCTGGACTCTCTCTACCTGGAGCAAAACGTCATTGGCGCACTGCTCATCCAGCCGGAATGCTACGAAGCCGCCGCAGAGCTGTCCCCGGATGACTTCTTGGTGCCGGAATACGCAGAGCTGTTCCGGGCTATCCAGCGACGGAATGAAGCCGGGGGCCCTGCGGATGCTCCGTCCGTGCTGATGGACGCATCCAGCCGCAACGACAGCGTGACCAGCAAGATCATGACGGACTGCATGGACGCTGTCGTGACCACTGCCAACATCGACGTGTGGGTGGCCGGGATGCGGGATGCATCTATGGGCCGGAAACTCAGGGATTTGGGCGAGGAACTCCGAACAGCAGATCTATCTCCGCAAGATGCGCTCAGAACAGCGCGGGAAGCCGTCACGGCGATTCAAGACGGAGCGGGGGTATCCGGGGGGCTGGAAGTCTCCGAGGCCGTGAAGTGCCTTAAAAATCGCGTTGACAAGGGATTTGCTGGCGGGCCTCCACCATACGTCAAGACCGGCTTGCAGGAATTTGACCGATTGCTGGGCGGTGGGCTTATCAACGGCGGGTTTCACATCGTCGCCGCACGGCCCGGAAAGGGCAAATCTGCCCTGGCTATGCAAATCGCCCTCAATGCGGCAAAACGCGGCGTGAAGGTGCTGTACATCTCCCTGGAGATGTCACCGGACGACTGCACCAGCAGATTGACGGCCAACATAGCGGGGATATCCTCTCGCCTGCTGATGTTCGGCGGCACTTTGACAGAGTCAGAATACGCCAAATACGCGGAGGCATCCGCCAAACTGTCCGAGTTGCCAATCGTGTTCAACCGGCGGACTGGCATGGACATGCGGGGCGTGACGGCGCTGGCCTACAAAGAACGACCGGGGTTGATTGTGCTGGACCACATCGGCCTGTTGGAGCAGGAAAACAAGAAAGCCACGCTCTACGAGAGCACCACGAAGAACAGCCGATCGGCAAAACTGCTGGCCATGCGGATGGATATCCCGCTGCTATGCCTGTGCCAGTTGAACAGAGCCGGTGCATCAGACCGTGGCGGCGAGTTCCGGGCCACTATGGCCAACCTGCGGGAGTCCGGCGCGATCGAGCAGGACGCGGACACCGTGACGCTGCTGCACCGCCCGTGCGAGAAGGAAGACCGGGGAGAATGGGACCCGGACATGCTGGAGCTATACCTGGACAAAAACCGACGCGGCCCCACCGGGATGGTGAGGATGGCCTATTTCCCCAACACGGGCCGCATAGTGAAGTGAGGGTGACATGAAAAAGATCGTTATTCCACTGCCCCCTGTGACAAAGAAGAACCACCCCAGGCTCATCCGTGGGCCTTACGGTGCGCCGAAGATCCTTCCATCCAGACAGTTTGTGGAATATCAGGAGTCGGCGGCATGGTACTGCCGCGCGGACAAACCGATATCGGAGCCGGTAACGGTAAAGTGTCTGTTTTACATGCCGACTCACCGGCGCGTGGACCTGACCAATCTCCTGGAAGCTATCGATGATGTGCTGGTACATACCAGAGTGCTGGAAGATGACAACAGTAACATCATCGTGTCGCACGACGGGAGCCGTGTGCTGTACGACAAGGACAACCCCCGGACGGAGGTGTATATCAGCCGGTATGAATGACTTTGACTACGATTGCATGCAGAAAAAGCGCCTATCTGGCTCTGGGTGCAATTTTCAGAGACATTGCCACCGGGCTATCTTCATCGGTATTGACTATGAGTTCAACGATTTCATTCAGGCAATCCACCGGATTTACAGGTTCCTGCAAACGGAACAGGTGATTATCGACATCATCTACACAGAAGCGGAGGACCCCATCTACCGTGTCCTGATGCAGAAGTGGAAGCAACACAACGACATGCAGGCACGAATGCGGGAGATCGTCCAGAAATATGGGCTTTCCGGTGAGGCACAGACGGAGAAAATGAGCCGGAGCATAGGAGTTGAAAGAGTGGAAATCAAGGGAAAGAATTTCATCGCCGTGAATAACGACTGCGTAGAGGAAACGGCGAAGATGGCGGAAAACAGCGTGGGCCTTATTGTGACCAGTATCCCGTTTTCCAACCACTATGAGTACACGCCCAGTTACAACGATTTCGGCCACAATGAGGACACACGGAGATTCTTTGAGCAGATGGACTACCTGACGCCAAACCTCTTGCGCGTACTGAAGCCGGGGCGCGTGTTCTGCTGCCATGTAAAGGACCGGGTCCTGTTCGGCAACGCTACGGGCATGGGCATGCCAACCATGGAGCCGTTCCACGCGATGTGCATCCGGCATTACATGCAGCATGGGTTCGCGTATTTCGGGATGATCACCGTTGTGACGGACGTGGTGCGAGAGAACAACCAGACATACCGGCTGGGCTGGACGGAGCAGTGCAAGGACGGCTCAAAGATGGGGGTTGGCTGCCCGGAATACATTCTTCTGTTCCGCAAGCTGCCTACGGACCGCAGCAAGGCTTACGCAGACGAAAAGGTGGTAAAGAGCAAGGACGAATACACCCGGGCACAGTGGCAGATTGACGCGCACGGGTTCTGGCGCTCATCTGGCGACCGGCTCATGACCAAAGAAGAGATCATGGCCATGGACACCGGGAAAATCCAGGCGGCATACCGGAAGTACAGCCGAGGGACCGTGTACGATTACGCGGAACATGTCCGCATGGCGAAGGAGCTGGACACAGATGACAAGCTGCCCGCCACGTTCATGGTGGTTGCCCCCGGCAGTTGGACGGACGAAGTGTGGGACGATATTAATCGGATGCGCACCCTTAACACCACGCAAAGTCAGCGCCGCCAGCAAATGCACGTTTGCCCGCTCCAGTTGGATATTGTAGACCGGCTTATCAATCGCTACAGCAATCCCGGGGAATTGGTGCTGGACCCCTTCGGCGGACTTGGCACTGTCGCCCTGGAGGCGATGAAGGCTGGGCGGCGCGGGTATACCATCGAGCTGAACAACGGGTATTTCCGCGATGCTGTGGGCTATCTCAAGGAGTACGAGCAGGAGGACATGAACATTTCCCTTTTCGACTTGATGGAGGTGGTGAATGATGCAACACCTCGGTGATATTACAAAGCTCGACGGAACCACCATCGAGCCGGTGTGGTGCGTGACGGGCGGAAGCCCGTGTCAGGACCTGAGCATCGCGGGAAAGCGTGCCGGTCTCGCAGGTGCGCGAAGCGGTCTGTTTATGGAGCAGATCAGAGTGATAAAGGAGATGCGGGAGCATGACAAACGACTTGGCAGGGCAGGAGAGCTTATTCGCCCGAGATACATGGTGTGGGAAAACGTCCCCGGAGCATTTAGCAGCAACAAAGGACGAGACTTCGCGGCCGTGCTCGAAGAAATCATCAAAATCGTCGAGCCGGAGGCCCCCGGTATTGAAGTGCCTGAAAAGGGCTGGCCTACCTGGGGGGGATACCACGATGAAGTGGGAGGGCGATGGAGCGTGGCGTGGCGAACTCACGACGCACAATACTGGGGAGTGCCCCAACGCCGTCGTCGTATCTCGGTTGTCGCAGATTTTGGAGGAGACACCGCATCCGAAATACTCTTTGACCGCAAAAGCGTGTCAGGGGATATTGCGGAGAGCGGAGCGGCGGGGGAAGGATTTGCCGAAGCGGCTGAAAGCGGTTTTAATCCGGCAGTCGCAAGGAGCCTCACCGCAAGAGCGGACGGAAGCCCCTGCGCCGACAGAGGCCCCAACATCGTATGCAGTCCGAATCGGGGGGGGCTGTGACGGAGGTGGAAAGGGCGACCCGTCCCCCACACTGACCGATGGCGACCGCCACGGAGTAATGTGCATGACCCCGTGGGACGCGCAAAGCCAGCGCGTATACGATGGTAACGGCGTTTCGCCTACGCTCAGTTCCCGTGAAAACAGTGGTCTGAACCGCGAAGCTGTGCTATGTGCCGGGTTTAAGGCCGGGCAGGGCGCACAGGCGGGCGGCATTGGGTACGGCGAGGAAGTGTCGCCCACGCTGGCGGCGGTACCCAGCGGGACGAACCAAACCCCGGCAGTGGTGGTGCTGGACATGACACACGCCTGTGATGTCATCCGCGAATGCGGAGAGCGGGTCCCGTCGTTGCAAGCCCGTATGGGAACAGGTGGCAATCAAGTGCCGCTGGTGGCATACGGTATCGGCAACGGACAAGCCAACGAAGCCAGTGTTATGGCGGAGGAAGTCAGCCAAACGTTGAACACCATGCACGATGTTCAAGCAATTTTATACCAGCCCAAAAGTGCGATGGAAGAAAACTGGGCAGAAAGCGAGACGAAGAACGCATTACGCGCAGGAGAAAGTAAAGTGAGCCACGCAGTCGTTTGTGAGGACGTGAGCCACGCACTGCGGGCAAATGCTGGCTGTGCGTACCGGGAGGACGCGGAGACATACCCGGTGCAGAACATGGTGGTGCGTAGATTGACACCGCTGGAATGCGAACGGCTGCAGGGATTTCCGGACGGCTGGACGGACATCGGCGACTACACCGACAGCACCAGCAAGAAGCGCAAGACCTCCGACAGCGCACGGTACAAGGCACTCGGCAACAGCATCGCGCTGCCGTTCTGGCGCTGGATGTTGGGCCGTATGGCGGCCTATCTGCCGGAGGGCGCAACGCTCGGCAGTCTCTTCGATGGCATCGGCGGCTTCCCGCTGTGCTGGGAGAATATACACGGTGCCGGGACGGCAATCTGGGCAAGCGAGATTGAGGAGTTTCCGATTGCCGTGACCAAATTAAGGTTTGGAGGAGCGATTACATGAGCATCAACGAGACGTGTAGAGGTGTGAAAGGAGAACCCGTGAAGCCACCGCATGAAGAGATTGCCGCAACCCTGCGCGAATATGCAGAATGGGCCGATGCAAATATCTACGAAGTACCTATTATGCTGCCGGATGATTTGAGAACGGCGGCTGATATGCTGGAGAAAGGAGAATGATATGGACGCGCTGAAGTTTTTGAGCGAAGCCAAGCGGATGTGTGACCAGCATACGGAACCCTGCAATACGTGCGCCGCAAACGAATTTTGTGGCTTTACGCCGGAGTTCCCGAGCGAATTCGGGAAAACGACTCAAATGCAGAAGATTGTGGAACTTGTTGAGATGTGGAGCAAGGAGCACCCTCGTAAGACGAGGCAGAGTGTGTTTCTGGAGCAGTGGCCGGGAGCAAGAGTTGGAGGGGATGGATTGCTAGCAATTTGTCCGGGCGCGCTTTCTGCTGATTACAGAGGCTCTAACGGGGGATGCATGGACCCAGAAAAAAGGTGCGTAGACTGCCACCGTGAGTTTTGGATGCAGGAGGTGGAGTGATATGGCTGATATCACACGCCAGCCCTGGGCCGAATGGCTGGAAAACTCCCTGAGAACGGTAGTGGACATTGAACCGGTATGCCTGTGTATTGTAGCAACAAAGCCGGATGGGACCGTTTTTACCGGATATTACAACGCCGATGCAACGGATAAGGCCGTGTTTGCGCACAATATCCAGAGCGATGTGACCATGGATATCATCCGGGCGAACATCGGGGAAATCAAGGAGATGCTTGAGGAGAATGACAATGGATAAGTACATCGATGAATCGGCAGTGCTTCAGAGAGCTCTGGACACCTATGGCTCTGCTTTGCAGATCGTGGTAACGATGGAAGAAATGAGTGAGCTACAGAAGGAGCTGTGCAAGTACCTGCGCGGCAAATACTCGCCCGAAAGCATCGCCGAGGAGATCGCCGACGTGGAGATTATGCTTGAGCAAATGAAGATGCTGTTTCGCTGCGCGGGTGCTGTGAGTTCCGTGCGCAGGCGCAAGGTGGAGCGGCTGAAAGAGAGGTTAGACAATGGCTGAATACATTGAGCGCCGCACGGCAATTGAGCATTTGAACGTTTGGTGCGGCGGGTGTGGAAGCGCGGTGGAATGCATCCTCGCAGAGCCCGCCGCTGATGTGGCCCCAGTGGTATACTGCCGAGAGTGCAAGAGAAGTGGCTTGACGGAATTCGGAAAGAGATATTGCTCCGAACCGATGGGCGCGTTCGTGGGATGTATCCCGGTAGAAGACGACTCCTTTTGCAGTGGTGGCAAGAGGAGGGAGGATGCCCATGCCCAAGACTAACCCCCGCAGAATACCCCGAACACAGGCCGACGTAGACAAAGCCTACAGCAACGGAATTGTGGAGGGCTTGAGCCGTGGCATAGATTTGATGCTGTATGTCCTGATCGATAAGCACGACGCGCCGATGGACGATGTGCAGCAGCTTGCCGGTGAGCTAAACCACGCCGCTCAGTGCGTGGCGGAAGGGTACGTTACCTGGGCAGATATCCGGCAGATGCTCAAAGAGTACGGCGTTGAGACGGCGCTGGAATAGGAGGTACGATGAACGTTTACAGAGGGGTTCCAATAATCTTGTGCGAAGAGCCCAAGCTTGCTATTGCGGATGTGGAAGAGCACTTTGTAGAGAGCTGGGATGGTTCCTTTTGCGGCGTGTGCTTGAAAATTCATGTACATGGCGACGTGAAACCATTCCGCCATACGTTCGCCAAGGTGCATGTGTTTGGGCGGGACGTGACAGTGTATCAGGGAGACAGGCCAAACACGTTGATTACAACGGGCGCGGAACCAGAGGGCTTTTATGACACTCCTGGAGGTGCTACATGAGCAACAAATACTCGCTTCCCTACGATATCCGAATGGAGTGCATCGCCTACGTCAGGGGCTATCCCCGCCGGGTCCGCGCGTACAACGCGGCCCGAGAAGAAGTGCTGGAGTCGTCAGACTACGCCGTGTCCGGCATGCCCCATAGCCCCGGTAACAGCAGGATAGCCGAACGCAAGGCGGAACGGCTGGCAACCATAGAGAGCTGGCCGGAGACGAAGAAGATGCGGGCCGTGGAATACGCCATGGACAACGTAGGCAGGGACATTGCCAATGAGAACGTGCGGCGTAAGCTGTTATGGGTGATCATGCGGAATTGCGAGAACCGGGACAGATACCCGCTTAGAATCATGGACGGATGCGGATTCAGCGAGAGAACCATGAAGCGCCGCAAAGCTGCATTTTTGTGGCACGTAGCGGATTATTTGGGCCTGGTTTCCTAAAAGTTGGCCCATTAGGCACATAAAAACGTGCTAAAATAGTATCATCGGAGAGTGGAACCAGTCAGCCCACAACCCGAAATTTCATTTTTCTCATCTTTCTTTCCTTCATAGGTTAAGGCACAGCTGGTAATTGGTGCTTCCGCGCAAGCGGCCTCGCAAGAGCGTTACCGGCAAGCAGACACTCACGGGATATCTCGCGGGTGTCTGTTTTTATGCGGGTGTAGCCAAAAGGTAAGGCCCGGGACTTTGACTCCCGTATGTGCTGGTTCGACTCCAGCCGCCCGTTCCAAAAGATAGCAGTAGGGGTGCCCAATTGGGCGGGTGAACTTGTGCCATACATAGCGCAGAGGTGGGAGCGCGGCACATAAGCAGGAGATGAACAGGAGTGACGCATAATGGCAACAAAGAAATCTACCGCCATCGCAAAAGCAAAGGATAACCGACCGGAGACCGGCAGAGGCGGGAAAAGAAACTTTCCCCAATCCATGCCTGACCTTAGCAGCGATGAAGATAGAGCCCTTGTATCTCGCCTCCTTACAGAAGCCCTTGTAGAATACAGACAGCCAAGGGTAAAGAGTGACGAAGAACTTACGGAGAGAATAAACGACTATTTTGCCCGGTGCGCTGAGACAGGACAGACCCCAACAGTAGAGGAGCTATACATGACAACAGGCTACTCAATTAGCACGGTTAAGGACTGGTTATACGGAAAACGCAAGGGATTTAGCCCCGAAACGGCAACCATCATAAAAAAAGCCAAGGGGTTTTTGCAGACTTTTGACGCAAAACTTGTGGTTTCCGGGAAGCTGAATTTCCTTGCATATTGCTTCCGTGCAAAGAACTATTACGGCATGGTGGACAAGCAGGAGATGGTTTTGACGCCGAACCAGCCGCAGATTGAGGGCTTGACCCCCGAACAGCTCCAGCAGAAGTACATCGAAGCCAGCGACTTTGATGCAAAATGAGCCGAAAGCGAGCGACTTTTGCACGACTTTCCGTCAACTCTGGGGAAGTGGGCAAGAAAAATCCCGCCTTTATACACGGAATTTTGTAAACGACTATGATTTTGGGGCAAAACGGGTGACTTTGGCGCAGACACCAGCGACTTTCACAGCGACTATGCCAGCGACTTTCGCCCGGAGTCAAACGACTATGCCAGCGACTTTTGCGACTTTCCCGGCGATTTTGGCGGAGCGCCACGCACGGCGAAGCATTCACCGGAGCCCCCCCGAGACCGCACCACCGGAGCAGGCCGCCCCCGGCAAAGCAACAGGGGAACAAGGGCGGCGGCAATCTGGAAGCGCACCGCGAAAGCGGCAAGCCACGGAGCAGAGGACAACGCCACACCATAAGGCCATAAACAACGGCCACAGGACGAGCAGGACGGCGGCGGTATAGGGATAGCCACCAAACATTAAAACGCCTTACAGGTGCGTTAAAATGGCAAATAGGGCATATAGCAGAAAAGCCCCCGGAATACACCGAGAGCAAAAGAAGACCCCGCACAGCTTACGCCATGCGGGGCACGGTTATTTCTGGAGCTTTGCAAGGTCAAGCAGCAGTAAAATAGGCTGCAACAGGATATACAACAGGATCATTGTGGGCACCTCCTTACATTTCGATTGTACCACATCCGCCGGAGCGGGTCAAGCAAAAGTAAAGCGGCGGGCCGTTGCCGTTTTGGTGTATCTGGCTGCAATCTCCGGGACAGCTGTTGATGTACATGTAACTATCCTAATCCAGCGTCAATACGCCCTGTATACAGGTATCCAGGTTACCGGCGCCGATCCACGCGCCAAGGCTGTCGAGATCGGGCAAATACCACCACATTTCCGCGCCCTCCGGGCGCTCGACCTGCGCGCGCGGCTCGAGCGGTGCCGTGCCTCTGACGTGGTAATAGATATCCTCGGCCAACACGTAAGTGTTACCCCTGTAAGTGACGCTGCGCCCGGCGGTACCCTTAATTGTCTGTGTCATTGATATACACCCCTTTGAAGTTAATTATATAGATTTATTTTGATTTTGCAAGCCTTTATTTCTCCGATTTTGCAGATGGTTGATTACTTGGATTTGCGGACCACGTCGGCCAGGACGGCCAGCGGAAACCATATAATCAGCAACAAGATAGATATCAATCCGGAACCCCCTCAAGCGAGGCAAAACCGGCGCGCTGTGGTCTTCTTGGTGTACTTGGCGTACAGATCCGGTTGATCGGCCTTGAGGGCCTTAGAGTCCAGCCGGGACGATGTGACAGCCTTGTAGGTGATCTTGTAATCCAGCCCCGCCAGGGTATCAACCCCGGCGGCGTCCATGTGCTGCTTGATGGAGTCTTGCAAGCTGTCAATCTCTGCGGCCAGCTCGTCGGCCATGCGGCGCAGCTCTCTGAGCTCTTGCACCTTGGCGGCAATCTCGTTAGCGCTCATTGCTGCACCTCCTGCCGGGCGGCCCGGATAGCTCCATACATCCGGCGGAAAGCCTGATGCAATGCCCTGGCCTGCACATCAAGCCATTCTTCCTGGCTGTTCGGCCTGCGCTCCCCGTTACGGGTGCGCTTGAGTTCTGAGGGGGTGCAGAGGGCGGCGGCGATGTCCCCATCATACACAAGGGCAGAGCCGCCCCAGCTGTATTCGCTCCAGTTGCGCGCCCCATTCAAGGCCACAGTCTGGCAGGCGGTGCAGTTTTCCAAAGTTTCGCCGGAGATATAGCCGCCCTTGTAGTAGTCCGTGAGCTGCTGGAGCATGTCCATGGCGTACTTAGTTACGCCCCGGCTCCATGCGCTGCGGTCCTTGCGCTGTTCAAGCGTCTGCGCTGCCTTTGCAAGTACTGTTGTATAATCCATTGTATTACCTCCCGGCCTTACTGGCCTATCTCTTGCCAACGGCTGCCGGATATGGTATACTCTCCGTGCTGGCCTGTTGGCTGGTTGTGGGGGCGTTCCCGGTGTGCTTTGGCTGGCTGTCGGGTGCGCCCTCGTCTTGTATGTGTCTATTGTAATGCCCATTAGGGTATTTGTCAATAGTTATGGGCAATATAATGCCCTTAAAATACAGATAATAATTTGTGTGGGTATTTGTATAATATGCCCATTGCGGTATACCCATATGGTGCAAGCAGGGCAAGCCTTGGCGGCTGTCGATCTCCGGCGGGCATGACCGGGGGCGGGGGATATGCGACGGAAGCCGGGGGCGGGGTAAACCCCAAAAATCCCGCAAAAAATAAAAAGCCGTTTTGCCCCATGTTGTAAAATCCGGCAAAAACAAAAAGATTATTTTGGGCATAAAACATATTGACACAAATTATGCTGTGTGCTACACTACCCTTACAAGATGAAGGGAGCGATGCACATGAAAGTCGGATATATTCGGGTGTCCACAGAGGAGCAGAACACGATCCGCCAAGAGATACTGATGAAAGACCTTGGTGTGGAGCGTGTTTACATGGACAAAGCCAGTGGCAAGAGCCGCACAGGCAGGCCGCAGTTGGAGGCGATGATGGATTTCGTCCGAGAGGGCGATGTGGTCGTTGTTGAGAGCATCAGCCGGTTTGCGAGAAGCACGAGGGATTTGTTGACGCTGGTAGAGCAGCTTACAGAAAAAGGTGTGGGCTTTGTATCGCAAAAGGAATCCATTGACACGAATACGCCGCAGGGCAAGTTCATGCTCACGGTGTTTGGTGCAATGGCAGAGCTGGAACGGGAGCAGACCTTACAGCGACAGAGAGAGGGTATAGCGGCTGCAAAAGCGGCTGGGAAGTACAAAGGCCGTCAGCCGATAGCAATCAGCGACGATCTGCTTAAAACGGTGCATGAGCAGTGGTACAAGAACGAAATTACCACGGCCTATGCGGTTAAGCGGCTGGGTGTAAGCCGGAATACCTTTTACCGCCGGATGTGGGACTACGAAAATTCCGCAGGGATTCCGAGACGGCGCTGAGAGAGGGAGGAAAGATGCATGAAAAGATTGGCTTGTTTTGTATTGTGCCTTGCGCTGGTTCTTTCCGTGACGGCGTGTGGGAAGCAGTATAGTGAGTTTTACCGAAATAGCCCGGATGCCGCCTCTTTGATGGAGGACGCAATCGAACTTTTGGATATGTGCATAAACAAGGAGATAACCGCCGAGGAGTGTGCAGATCAGTTGCAAACAATGGGAGATCTTAACCAAGGCGGAGACGATATAATCATAAGCTCAACTGCTCTCGGAATATCTATCGCAGGGAATCAAATTCACGGTCATTTGCTTTTGCTTAGACTTGGATCGGAAACGATGATTGATGTAAACAACGCCGTGAAGGAGCAGCGAGAATATTTTTACAACAAACTGTACGGCGAGTAAACTCACAAAACCAAATAGAATGGACTACCGATTATTCGGCGGTCCATTTTTTTATTGCAGGAGGGCGAATGGATTATCGGAAGGTTGCGGAAAGCATCAAAAACCGCATAGAGAAAACGCATGACCGAGAAGCCTACAAGGATTTGCTGGCGTTGTGCATTGGATACGAAGCGGAAGATTTTGCTGCGGCACATCGGCTTAATTCCGAAGTCCGAAAGCTGACCTCCGAAGCGTTGCGTAATGGGAACCCAAAAGATGCTGAGCATTTCTACACGCTGCATAAGCAGGCCATGCTATTTGATGCGCCGCATGATTTTGATACCTTCCTGCTGTATGTGGAGATGGACAGAAAGCCGGAGAAGCGGTTTTATGCTCCCAGGAGACGGTATCTAAAGCCCATCGTGCAGGGGTATCAAGACGTTCTTGACGGCAAATTGAGGCTGCTGACCATTTCGCTTCCGAAAAGAGCCGGGAAAAGCCAGCTGGGAATCAATTTCATCAACATGATTTCCGGGAGAAACCCGGATAAATCGTCTTTGATGGAAGGCACGGGAGACGATCTTGTGCGAAGCTTCTATAACGGCTGTCTGGAATATCTGCAAACGCCGAACGAGTATTTGTTCTACGATGTGTTCCCGGACGCTCCATTGGTGCAGACCAACACAGACACGAAAATCATCAATCTGCGGTCAAAATCCCGATTCCCCACGGTCATGTGCCGGTCGATTGACGCACGGCAGGTTGGCTTGTCGGAGGCAACCAATGTCCTTTATTTGGATGACTGTGTGGAGGGCAGAGAGGAAGCGAAAAACCGTCAACGGCTGGATGATAAGTGGGAAGTGATCTCCGGCGATATTTTAGGCCGTGCCATTGAGGGTACGCCTATTGTGGCAACCGGGACGCGATACTCCCTATATGACCCCATAGGGCATTTACAGGAAGAAGCGCAAAAAGGCGGCTGGGCATGGAAAGCCATTGAAATACCTGCCCTTGACCCAATTACAGACGAAAGCAATTATGAGTATGAGCGGGAGGGTAAAAAGGTTTTTACTACCGCTTATTTCCGCGAGCAGAGAGAGCTTTTGAGCGCGGAACAGTTTGAAAGCGAATTCCAGCAGCAGCCCTTTGAAGCAAAAGGGCTGCTTTTCAATAAGTCGGAGCTGAACTATTTCTTTGAACTGCCGGTAGATCGTGACCCGGATGCAATCATTGCCGTGGCAGACACCGCAGAAAGCGGAAAAGACAGCACAGCGATGCCTGTTGCAGCCTTATATGGAGAGGAAGTCTACATCGTGGATGTGGTGTACGATGATTCTCCCGCAGAGGTCACAAAGCCGGAATGTGCAAAGTGCCTGATTGACAACAAAGTGGGAGATGCACTGTTTGAATCCAATAACGCCGGTATGTATTTTGCGAGAGATGTTGCAGAAATCGTAAAAAACGCAGGATCCAATACCAGCATACGGACAAAAAGGACGATTTCCAACAAGCAGACACGAATTGAGTTTGCTTCTGACGGAATCAAGAAGCATTTCTATTTCAAGCATCCGTCCACATACAAGCGAGGATGCCAATATTGGGGATTCATGCAGGAGGTGACCACCTATGTCAGAAGCGGTAAGGTGGCGCACGATGACGCGCCCGATTCCCTGTCGCTGCTGGAAAACGAGATCAGAAACCGCATCAGCGGAAAGGTCGAGATATTCAAAAGACCGTTCTAAGAGGTGATGATATTGAGACAGATGTTTGGCAGAAAAGTCATTTATTCCGATGTCACGGAGGTAAACGAGGGCAACATTGCAAATATCCTGCAAAAAGCAATGGTTATCCACACTGCCAACCGGGCGGACATGGAATATTTATACAGGTACTATAAAGGCGACCAGCCCATCCTTTCCAGAGTAAAGGATGTTCGGCCGGAGATCAACAACAAGATTGTTGAAAACCGGGCAAACGAAATTGTGTCCTTTAAGGTTGGCTATTTGATGGGTGAGCCTGTCCAGTATGTCAGCCGAACAGCAGATGAAAAAACCGCCGAGATGGTGACAAAACTGAACGATTATGTTTTGTCCGAGGACAAACCGGCAAAGGATAAGGAATTGGCGGACTGGTTCCACATCTGCGGCACGGCTTATCGAATGGTCATGCCGGACACGCCGGAGGACGAGGACGAAGCACCGTTTGAGATTTATACCCTTGACCCAAGATTCTGCTTTGTAGTGTATTCCGTGCAGCTGGGGAATCCCCCGCTCATGGCGGTCAAGTATGTCAAGATGGACGATGGGACAGTCGTGTTTAGTTGTTACACAAAAGACCACTTCTATGAAGTGACCGACACATGGAAGATTACCAGAAGTGAGCCGCAGATTTTGGGGATTCCCATTATCGAGTACCCGGCAAACCGTGCAAGGCTGGGCGCATTTGAAATCGTGCTGAACCTTCTGGACGCAATCAACAATGTGGAGTCCAACCGCATGGACGGCGTGGAGCAGTTTGTGCAGTCCTTGCTTTTGTTCCATAATGTGCGAATCTCCGAAGAACAGTATTCCGCGCTACGGCAGGATGGAGCCATCCAGTTTGAGGACATTGACACGCAGAAGAAAGCGGAAATCAAGAACCTTGTCACGGAGCTAAATCAAACGCAGACACAGACCCTTGCAGACAATTTGTATAACACGGTGCTGACCATCTGCGGGATGCCCAACAGAAACGGCGGCTCCTCCACCTCTGACACCGGCTCTGCGGTCATCATGCGTGACGGCTGGTCTGCGGCAGAAGCAAGAGCAAAGGATTCCGAGCTGGTGTTCAAGCGTTCCGAAAAAGAGTTCCTGAAGGTGCTTTTGCGGATTTGCAATGACTTGAGCGATTTGTCTTTGAAACTGTCTGCAATCGAGATCAGATTTACCCGGAGGAATTACGAAAACATTTCCGAAAAGGCAAATGTGCTGGTTACTATGCTGGGCAACGGGAAAATTGCGCCGCAACTTGCATTCACGCATTGCGGACTGTTCAGTGACCCGCAGCTGGCATACAAGATGAGCATGGAATATCTTGATGAAAACGGAGGAAACAATGGAATTAACGCCGGAGATGGTACGGGCAATCAACGACATACTCAAGAGCCGCAACCAAGCGGAGGTGAAGGTAGAGAACAGGAAGATCGTAGTAATCGAAGTGCGTAGGAAAAAGAAATACTGAGTGGGTCTTGCAAGGGCTTGACCGACAGCCGAGGGGCTATCCGAAAGGGTAGCCCCTTTTATTTTTTGATTTAACCGCCGCAAGGCGATAAATGGTCAGGGACGACCTAAAAACGCAAACGGGAGACAACCCGCAAAAACAGAAAATAGTGCTGAGTGAACAGCCTTGTTAAACGCAGGAGGTAATCAAAATGGCAAAAATCGACACCAGCAAGATCAAGGGCTATGCGGAAATGTCTTTGGAGGACAAGCTGAAAGCTCTGGAAGCGTTTGAGTATGAGGATAACGCCGCAGAGCTGGAGAAGCAGAAAGCGGCAGTTTCTAAGGCGAATTCCGAAGCCGCTGCTTGGAAGAAGAAGCACAACGAGCTTCTGTCCGAGGATGAGCAGCAGAAGCAGCAGCAGGCGGAGGACATTGCCGCTATGCAGAAGGAGCTGGACGAACTAAGACGTGACAAGACAGTTTCGCAGTTCACGGCCAAGTTCATCGCACAAGGCTATGACGAAAAGCTTGCGGCGGACACCGCAAAGGCAATGGCTGACGGCGACACCGACAAGGTGTTTGCAAACCAGCAGACGTTTCTTGAGGCTTATGCAAAGCAAGTAAAGGCCAGTGCAATTCAGGGCACACCCAAGCCCGCTGCCGGAGCCGGGTCGAATGGTGCAGACTTTTCCAAAAAAGCTGCCGATGCGCAAAGCACCGGCAATTTTGCGGAGGCGGCGTACTATACCCGCCTGATGAATCAGGACAACAATACACAGTAAAGGAGAATGAATCAAAATGGCAGATACTTTTGCTACCAGCTTCGGAGTGCTGAATTACTCCGGTATGCTCTTTAACAAGGGCAACATCCGTACCCCTCTTTCTTCCATCATCGGAAGCAGGGCAAAGACCACCAATCATGTGGAGTTTGTCACCGGGCAGGAATATAGCTCCGCTGGCGGCGCACAGCCCGCTATCAGCGAAACTGCGTCTCTGACTGCTCCTGATGCTTCCGTGGTGACCCGCACCCAGAAAACCAATGTCACGCAGATTTTCCAGGAGACCGTAGGTGTTTCCTACGCCAAGATGTCCAACATGGGCACTCTGTCCGGCGTAAATATCGAGAATCAGCAGGCCAACCCCATCAATGAGCTGGATTTCCAGGTGGGTGCAAAGATCCAGAAGATCGCCCGGGACATGGAGTTCACCTTCATCCAGGGCGCATACAACAAGGCCACGGACGATTCCAAGATCAACAAGACCAGGGGACTTACCACCGCAATTACCACCAATGTTACCGCTATGGGTTCCAAGCCTCTGGGCCTGTGGGATGTGGCTGACATGGTGAAGAAGATTTACGGAGCCAACGCTCCCACCAATGGCCTGGCGCTGTGGTGCGATGCCGTGACCATGTTCCAGATCAATGCGGATGCCGTGCAGAACGGTCTGACCGTTGTTCCTGTTGCCCGCGAGATCAACGGCATTGCCCTGTCCAGCGTGGTCACTCCTCTGGGCGTGGTTTACCTGTACCTTGGCGAGTGCCTGCCCGCTGGTACGGCCCTTCTGCTGAATCTGGATGTCATTGCCCCTGTGTATCAGCCCGTTCCCGGCAAGGGCAACTTCTTCCTGGAGCAGCTGTCCAAGACCGGCGCTGGCGAGAAGTATCAGCTGTTCGGTCAGGTCGGTCTTGACCACGGCCCTGAATGGTATCACGGCAAGTTTACTGGTATCTCCACCGAGTTCACGGCGCCCACCTATAGCCGCAGCGTGTTTATTGCTAACGATGCCAGCAATCCTGTGAACACTAAGACTGTCACGGCCTAATAAGGAGGCGGGAAGCATGACTGAAGACGAAAAAATCGTTCTGTTGTCTACGATGACAGGCCAGCAGGGGGATGTGCTTTCCGCCTACCTTGCTATTGCCGAAGATAAGGTGTTGCGCAAGCTGTATCCGTTTGATGACACAATCAAGGGAATCCCCGAGCGGTATCACATGACACAAGTAGAAATCGCCGCATACCTGCTGAATAAGCGGGGTGCGGAGGGTGAAACAGCGCATAGCGAAAATGGTGTTTCCCGTTCCTATGAGGACGGCGATGTTCCGCCCTCTCTTTATCGCGACATTATCCCTTATGCGGGGGTGGTGAAATGAGATGTATGGAACGGAATAAAACCGAGTTTTGGTATCTCTTGTATGACGGGAAAACCATGAATGTGTCCGATGACGGTTACGAAACCGGGCAAATGTCTGCGAAATACAGGGACGCAGTAAAAATGCGAGCCAACATCTCCCCGGCATCCGGCGCTGCGCAAGTGGAGCAATTTGGTCAATTCGTGTCTTATGACAAAGTTATCGTCACGGATGATATAAATTGCCCCATTGCGGAAGATACCGTCCTGTTTGTGGACAAGAAACCGGAATATGACGGAGAAAAGCCGATGTATGACTACATCGTAAAGCGCGTGGCCAAATCTCTGAATTCCATCTCTATTGCTATAAGCAAGGTGAATGTGTCGTGAAGCACAAGGTTGTTACGCCGCTTTCTCCGTCTGGTGTTCAGCAAATGATGGATTCTGTTTTGGAGTACAGAGAATGGCTAAAAAACGGCTGTACAAGGCTTTTGGAACGCCTTGCGCAAGAGGGATACGAAGTAGCAAGCGCAGGCTTTGCGAATGCCGCATATGACGGGACAAACGATGTGACCGTGTCTGTTGAAGATCGAGGAAAAATAAAGGCCGTTGTCGCCGTTGGCGGCACGGTCTTATTTATTGAATTCGGAACAGGTGTCACATACCCAGATAATCATCCGGAAGCAAGGGATTTGGGAATGACGCGCGGCGAATACGGCCAAGGACACGGAAAGCAGTCCACATGGGGCTATTACGGAGAACCCGGTACAAACGGAACCGTTGTAGGAGAGAGGGCAAAGGGAACACTTGTTCTGACGCATGGTAATCCGGCCAATATGCCCATGTATAACGCCGTAAAAGAATTGGAGTTGCGGCTTGGAGAAATCGTAAAGGAGGTGTTTGGATGATTGATGTGGAACGGATGATTTTTACCCCGATTGCAGAGGCCTTGCGAAAGAAGTTCAAGGGGATAGACGTCTCCGGGGCGTATGTAAAATCTCCACCCAAGTTCCCCCACGCAAGCATTGTGGAGCAGGACAATTACACAACCACGCTCAATCAGGACAGTTCCGGCATCGAACGATTTGCAACCATCATGTATGAGGTCAATGTCTACTCCAACAAAACCGGCGAAAGCAAATCAGAGTGCCGCAGCATCCTGTCAGAAATCGACAAAATGCTGTATGCAATGAATTTCACACGCATTGCCATGACCCCCGTCCCGAACATGGACAGTGCGTCAATCTATCGCTTAGTGGCGCGGTATCGCGCTGAAACGGACGGGGAAAAAGTTTTTAGGAGGTAAATTATGGCAATCAGCACCTTTAAATGTTTCCTGATGCAGAAAAGTGCTCCCGGGAACACTTGGACAAAACTGGTGGACATTAAGGAGTTCCCCGACCTTGGCGGCGATCCTGAAATGCTGGAAACCACCACCCTGTCTGACAAGATGCAGACCTACATCGCCGGTATTCAGTCTATGGACGGCCTGAGTTTCACGGCAAACTACACACTGGCCGATTACAAGACCCTGAAAGCAAAAGAAGGTACGGAAGCGGATTATGCTGTGTGGTTTGGCGGCACAGAGTCCGGTGGCTCTGTTACCCCCACTGGCTCTGACGGAAAGTTTTCCTTCAAGGGCCAGCTTTCCGTGTACCCCACCGGCGGCGGCGTAAACGAAGTGGTCGGAATGAATATCACCATCGCGCCCACCACGGTCATCACTTTGGATGACGGCGAGTAAGGAGGAATTATGGCAAAGACAATGACCATCAAGCACAACGATGTGAAATATGTGCTGGAATACACCAGAAAATCTGTGGAAATGATGGAGCGGCAGGGCTTCGAAATCGAGGAATTGCAGCGCAAGCCCATGACCTATCTGCCGGCCCTGTTTGCTGGCGCTTTTCTGGCACATCACCGCTATGTAAAGCGTGATGTGATTGACAAGATTTACGCCGAGCTTCCCAACAAGGGCGATATGCTGGGTAAGCTGGTGGAGATGTATAGCGACCCCATCGTAGCCCTTATGGATGATCCTGAAGCCGAGGGAAACGCCAGCTGGACGACGGACTGGTAAGCGAACCGCCGCCCGATAAAGAGGGGGGCAATACCCCCCTCTACGCTTACACGGAAAAGTTCTATGAGGTTTTTCCTTATTACCTTGCAATAGGCATGACCTACGAGCAGTTCTGGGAAATGGATTGCGAGTTGGTCAAGTACTACCGCAAGGCAGCGAAAATCAAGCAGGACTTGGACAACCAGAACGCATGGCTACAGGGTGCGTATTTCTATGAAGCCTTGGCGGATGTATCGCCTATTCTTCATGCGTTCGCAAAAAAAGGTACAAAGCCTATTCCGTATCGAGATTCCCCCTATCAGGTGGGTGAAAGCTATAATTCTGCGGAGAAAAAAGTGAAAGAGCAGAAGAATGATAGCCGTGCAAAAGCAATCATGGAAATGTTCATGATTGCAAATAACAAGAAATTCGAGCCGGGAGGTGAAAAGCATGGACAATCTTGAAATTCGCGGACTTGAATTTCAAATCAAAGAGAACAGCGACAGTGCCGTTGCGTCTTTGGGACGGCTTGAAAAAGCGTTGTCCTCCCTAAAGACGGCCACTTCCGGCGGAGCGTCCGGGCTTAGTGGCGCGTCAAAACAGTTGCGGTCTTTTAACAGCGCTCTGAATAATATGCAGAATAACACAAAATTTGGAAAACTCGGGGGAGTATTTCAAGCACTGAAAAAAACAGGCGCGTTGGTTGGGATTAGAGCGCTTCGTGTAGAAATTTCTAAGGCCATAACTGAATCAAATGCCTACCAAGAGGATTTGAACCTGTTTACTGCGTCAATGGGCCAATACGCAAAAGAAGCCCAAGAGTATGCGGAAAATGTTGGCGAAATAATGGGCATTGACCCTGCAAAATGGATGCGGAATCAGGGCGTATTTAACACTTTGCTGTCCGGCTTCGGCTCTGTCGCAGACCGGTCCTACCTTATGAGCAAGAACCTTACACAGCTCGGCTATGACATTTCCTCGTTCTTCAACATCTCCGTTGAAGATGCTATGCAAAAGCTGCAATCCGGCATTTCTGGAGAATTGGAGCCGTTGCGCAGACTGGGCTATGACCTGTCACAAGCCAAACTGGAACAAACCGCATTGACGCTGGGAATCGAAAAGTCTGTTTCTGCCATGACGCAGGCAGAAAAGGCGGAGTTGCGTTACTACGCCATTATGACACAGGTAACAACGGCGCAGGGCGATATGGCTCGTTCGCTGGAGGCACCCGCAAACCAGCTCCGTATTTTCCAAGCGCAGTTAACACAGGCATCAAGAGCAATCGGTAATATTTTTATTCCTATTCTTCAAAAGATATTACCCATTGCAATCGCCGTCCTTCGTGTTGTACGCGAGCTGGCGGATGCTATTGCAAAACTGTTTCACTTCAAGCTCACGGAGATTGATTATTCCGGCGTTGGGAATCTCGCCAGCGGCGCAGAAGATGCCGCTTCCGGGCTTGATGATGCCACCAGCGCAGCAAAAGAACTGAAAAAGTCCGTTATGGGCTTTGATGAGCTTAACATTCTGAACGGCAACACTGCGTCCGGTTCTGGTTCTGCAGGTGTGTCCGGAGGCAGCGGTTTTGACTTTGAATTGCCGGAATATGACTTCCTTGGCGATGCTGTAAGCAAGCAGATTGATGATATAACCCAAAAGCTGAAAGGTATTTTGAAAATGGCGGTTGATATTGCAGCGGCTGCGGCGCTGTGGGTTGCTGCCAATAAGTCTATCAATTTGCTGCAAAAAAAGATCCTTCCGAATTTGAAGAAGGTTGTAACTCTGTTTAAGAACGGCGGAAAAGAACTTTCCGGATGGGAAAAAGCATCGAATGTTCTGCACGGAACTATTCTTATCGCTCTTGGCGCAAAGTGGTCATGGGACGCGGGCTATGAAATCGGGAAAGGCACTGCGGCGGTTACCGACTACATAAAGGCTATTTTGGGTCCGGTGGCAATGGGCGTTGGCGGCGCGTTAATAGGAGGTACATTTGCTGGCCCTGTTGGCGCAGCTGCTGGTTTTGCCATCGGTTTAACCCTCGGCTTTGTCGTTGAGTGCGTAGCAGCATTTAAGGGCGGTCAAGATCGAGTTATCGACGAGTTTTACCAGACCGATTTCGGCAAGCAAGTAGCGTCTCTGAAAACGGATATTGAGGAACACCAAAAATTAGGTATTGACCTTAAAGCGAGAATTGACAGTATTTCCGGCGAGATTCCAGATGATGTCATGGTCAACCTCCAGCAAGCGCAGCAGCTGGTCAATGACATATTTGAAATTGATTCCGCTAAAAACAAGACCGCCGCAGAAATTGCTATTATCCAAGAGAAAATCGGCGTTTTAAACGGACTTGGCTTGCCGGGGCTCCAGCTTTCGTTCGACGAAACCACGAAGCATATCGTGCAAACCAAGGACGAAGTCCAAGCCGTTATTGACAAGCTCTTGGAGCAGTACAAGGTTGAAGCCATGAAGGACTCTATCGTGGAGGCGTACAAAGCGCAAAACGAAGCGATGGTGCGAATTTATGAGGCGCAAACCAATATTACAAAGGCAACGGATAATTACGCAATTGCCCAAAAAGACCTTAACGACCTGCAAGACAAAGCGGCATCTATTTCTCAAGAGATGGCGAAGTGGATTGAAGAAACCGGCTATAAGGTTGACGGCAAGGGTTCACAGGGCGGTCTCACCTACAAATATGGGCGATTTAAATCGGAACTCACCGCAACTAATGTGAAAATTGCTGACCAGAAACGCATCATGAAAGAGCTTCAAGCGCAGATTGATGCGGGCGTTAAAGACCTTGACAGCCAAACCGACGCATACAAATCAGCCACGGAAAAGGTTTCAGGGCTTGAAGAAGCGTACAGAGAAATGTCCAACACCATGACAAACATGGTCAAGCCTGCCACCAAGGACGGCAAAAATGTTACTACCGGATTCGGCAAAGGCATTGTGTCCGGTGCAGAGTACGCCAAGTCCGCGATGGAGGATTCCTGCAAGAGGATCCTTAACGAAGAGCGGAGGTACAACGGTATCCACTCCCCCTCTACTCTGTATGCAGGCGAGGGCAAGTACATGATGCAAGGGTTGAGAGATGGTATTTCCAAAAACGCAAACATTGTCACAAATGCGATGGAATCCATGCTCAATGCGCTTTTGGGCAGAATGGAAACATTCACCAATCGTTGCAGAGACGCCCTCAATTCCATGCTTTCCGATTATCGGCGTGCCATGTCCAGCGTTTCGGTATCTTCCTCCGGCAATGTGTCTTATCGTCCTGTTTCAAGGGTTAACATTCCCCGGTTTGCGTCCGGCGGCGTTGTTGACGAGGGCCAGTTGTTTATTGCACGTGAATCCGGCCCAGAAATGGTCGGAATAATGGGTAATCGTACAGCTGTCGCAAACAATGACCAAATCGTAGACGGTATTTCTGCTGGCGTGTATCGCGCCGTTCGCGAAGCAATGGGCGGCGGCTCAAAGAGCCAGCCTGTGACCGTTGTTGTGCAAATGGACGGCAAGGAAATGTTCCGACAGTTTGTAAACGAGAACAACGCCGTTGTTCGTGCGACTGGGGCAAGCCCGCTTCTGACATAAGGAGGGTATATGGCGATCATCACTGTCAAAAAGAAAGACGGGACAACCGTTACCATCCCCGATCCCAAATCGTTTTCTTGGGGCTTGCAGGACGTTGACGCAGACGGTTCCGGCAGAAACCAGAACGGCGATGCGTTTCGTGATCGGGTGGCCAGGAAACGGAAGTGGACCATGGAATGGCCCCCTCTGACTGCTGAACAATGCTCCACAATACTGAAAGCCGTCACGGACGTATTTTTTCAGGCGACAGGGCCAGACGCGGAGGACGGTACAAACCGCACCATGACATGCTATGTGGGCGACCGGACTACGCCCATGTATTCCTGCATCAATGGCGAATGGAGATGGGAAAGCCTGTCCATGAACTTCGTGGAGAGGTGACGCCATGTACAATGTTTCCACCGCGTTCCACACCGCATTTGCGGATTATGGCCGCGAGATCAAGACCAAGGTGATTTTCAACGGGCAGACGGAGCTGGACGGAGAATATGTGCAGGAGATCACTGCCAAACCGGCGTTTGACTCCTCGGATGGTATCTCCATCGGTTCCAGCTGTTCCGGGCGATGCAAAATCCGCATTTACAAACCGGACGAGCCGCTGAGGCTGTCGGGCGGGTACTTTGTGCCGTATATTGGCATTTACACAGGCGGCGGAGACACTTCCGCCGTGGCCGGTGTTGCCGTAGCCGGAAAGGCCGTTGTGGGCACTTCTGGCGGCTCTGCGGACGGCGTGGAGTATGTGCCACTGGGGCGGTACTACATCCCCGCAGACGGCATCGAGGACCTAAAACACAGCTGGAATATCACCGGCTATGACCAAATGGCCTTGCTGACAGACCAGTATGCCCCACAAATTGATTTCCCGGCTACCCCGGAATCCATGCTGGCGGACGTGTGTGCGCAGTGCGGGATATCACCGCCTGCCGCCACGTTCCCGGCCATGCAGATCGAGTCGGCTTTTGAAGGTACATTCCGGCAACAGCTGGGCTGGCTGGCGGGTCTTTGCGGCCAGTCCGCGCGGTTCGACCGGGACGGCAATCTGGTATTCCGGTGGTACACCTCCACCGGCTTCAAAATCTCCCGTGACAACCAATACCTGTCCGGCCTGACCCGCACGGCAGACGGACCGTTCACCGTGTCCAGCCTTACCACCGGCACGGAGGACAGCCCCATCACGTCCGGCACGGGGCAAGGGATTTCCAGCACGAACCCCTACATGAATCAGGCCGTTGCAGATTTAATTCTGCCGGAGGTGGAAACATCCTATACCCCGTGCGACGTGAAATGGCGGGGCGACCCGTCCGTAGAGGTGGGGGACATCGTCCAGGTGGAGGGCGACCACGGCGAGTGGCTGGACGTGTGTATCATGGAGCAGGAAATCCACCTGTATGGTGGCCTGTCTACCACGTCTCACAGCTATGCGCCGCAGGACGCGGATTACGCCATGGAAAGTCCCACAGAGCAGCGCATTAAGCGGGCTTATGAGGGCCTTACTAAGGCCATGCAGAACGCCACACAGAAGATCATCGGGGCAAAGGGCGGGTATTATGAACTGACTCTGGACGATCAGGGTTTCCCCGTCGGGTGGACCCTGCGAGATACGCCCACCATTACGCCCAATACCCGGATGTGGATTATGTCCACCGGTGGGCTGGGATTCTCCAAGGACGGCGGCAACACCATTTCCGGTGTCGCCTTGACCATGGACGGCGAGATCAACGCAAATGTCATCACCGCTGGGCAAATGTCTGCCGAAAGAGTCACCGTCAACGGCCAGACGCTTTCTGATTTTATTGACGCCAGTATCGACGATGACGGCCATCCGGTGCTGCGTATTGGATCCTCTGCGTCGGAAATTGTCCTAAAGGAATACAACGACAAGATCGGATTCTACGATACGTCCGGGACCCTTTTGGCGTACTGGAACAACAACAGCTTTGAGCTGGTGGAGCTGTCCAAGTTCAGGCTGGGTCCCATGGGCATCGTGGTTCAGCCCAACGGTTCTGTGTCCTTTGTGGGGGTGAGTAGTTAATGGCAAGTATTTATGGACCCAAATCGTCTACCGGCTGGCAGTTACGGCTTGATTATTCCGCGAGCCAGAGCATCGCGGATAATAAATCCACCCTGGCCCTGACACTGTATATCTATTGCGGTACAGGCGATTCCTATAACTTGGACGCCAACAGTTGTTATTACACCCTACAGGGGAGTAAAGTCTACAATCCGTATTCTTACGGGGCGAGAGCCTGGTACAAGTTGGGGAGCAAAACCATCACCGTGGCTCATAACAATATGGGCAAGGGGTCTGTGGTGCTTTCTGCGGACTGGCACAGCGGGTTTACGTCATCCTACACGCCATCCAGCCTGACGGTTTCCGGCACGGTCAATCTCCCGGATATCCCCCGGGCATCATCCGTGTCGGCATCCCTCACCCTGGGGTCTGCGGGGACGATTACGGTAAACCGTGCCGTGAACACGTTTACCCACACGATCAAACTCAAGTGCGGGTCTGCGGCGCAGGTGACGATTGCTGAAAAATCTACGGCAACTTCCATCACCTACACCCCTCCGATTGAGTGGGCATCGCAGAACACCGCCGGGACAACCGTAAACATCACGGCGGAGGTCACCACCTATAACGGCAATACCGTTGTGGGCACGGTGACGAACACCCTGAAAGCATCTATTCCGGCATCCGTAAAGCCTACCCTGTCTGTTGCCCTTTCCGACACGGCGGGGTATCAGAGCGCCTACGGCTGGGTGCAGGGCAAGAGCGTGTTAAAGGCCACCTACACGGCATCCGGCAGTTACGGCAGCACCATCGTTTCCAAGGCGCTGACCATCGGCGGCAAGGCGGCAAGCGCTGACGGCGGAAACGCCCTGCAAAACACTGGCACAATGGCCGTTGTGGCCACCGTGACGGACAGCAGAGGGCGCACAGCTTCAGTCACCCAGAATATCACCGTAAACGTCTACAGCGGCCCTGGAATCCAGGATTTGACCTTTTTGCGTGGCGACTACTCCGGCGGGACATGGACCGATAACGCCATGGGCGATGATATCAAGCTGACGTTTACGCTATCCATCCAGCTGACCGGAAACAAGGCCACCGTGGAGGTCACCGGGGCCAGCAACCTGACCGGCCAGACCTCCGGAGCGAAAACCGTGTATCTGGTGGACTATGGCACCGACTCCACAGGTGTTGTGCAGGTCAAGGCGACAGACGCACTGGGCGGCACCGTGACCCGGGAAATTACCATTCCCACCGTTGCTGTCCCCCTGAACATGAACTTTGATTTGCAGGCAATCTGCTTCGGCGGCGTGGCGGAAAAGGAAAAGACGGTGGAATTTAAGTGGCCCATCCATTACATGGGCAAGGCCCTCCTCGATCTCCTGCACCCCGTTGGCAGCATCTTTCAGTCCACGGACGCCACATCCCCAGCGGACCTGTTCGGCGGGACGTGGGAGCAGGTCAAGGACGTATTCCTGCTGGCGGCGGGCGACTCCCACGAAGCGGGAAGCACTGGCGGCGAGGAGACCCACACGCTGACCAAAGCGGAAATCCCGGACCACAACCACACTTTCAAGTACACCGGGCAGTCCGTGACAACCGGTGTGAATGCCGTCCGGCTGTATCAGGCCGCAAGCAATCAGTACAATGCGTATTCCGGCGGTCAGTCCTCCGATTGCGGGGACCAAGCCCACAACAATATGCCGCCGTACCTGGCCGTGTACACATGGCGCAGGACGGCATAAGGAGGGAGTATATGCCCGAAATCAAAATCAAAGTCCGCGACAAGTGCGCCGAGGGCGAGGGCGTGATTATCTGTAACAACAGCGACTACACGGCGGTGTGGGACCTGGACGAGGAATGGACGCCTTACGGCACCAAGACCATGCGAGTGAACCTGGCGGACGGCACCTATCAGGACGTGGTGTTCACCGGAGACAATGCGGCCCTGCCGGTGCTGACTGCGTCCGGCTGGGTGTCCGTGGGCCTGTATGCCGGGGACCTGCACACCAGCCGGGCGGCCCGGCTTCTGGCCCTGTCCTCCGTGCTTACTCCCGGCGGTTCCCCTGCCGCCCCGGCGGAGGACGTATATGCGCAAATCATGGCCAAACTCAACGAGCTTCCTACCGTCTCCCCAGAAGATATCGCCAAGGCCGTGGAGGACTACCTGGCAGCGCACCCGATTAAGGCAATTGCAGGATAAAGGAGGATTACAGATGGCGCTTACAAAGATAAATTACGTGAGTGGAAAAACAGTTATAACTGCGAAAAACTTAAATGAGATACAAGATGCAATCCTCGACTTAGAACGCAAGGGCGGCGTGGGAATGGGCATCACCGGCGCGACGGTCGGCCAGATCGCCAAGATTTCCGCCGTGGACGACAATGGCGTACCCACGGCGTGGGAACCGGTGGATATGCCGAGCGGAGGCGCAGACGGCATAGGCGTGATTGAATACCACGCCAGCAACAACCTGTATGATGCGGAAAACCTTGTCGGCACGTATATCATCAACGGGTCGTCCGTGTCTGGTCTTTCCAACTGGATCCCTGTAAAGGCAAAGACCAAGTACGCGAGTGACGCACACCATACGCAGTATTACTTCTTTGATGCAGAGAAGAATTATTTGAGTGGCGAAACCTATATCACAAGCCCTGTTGTCGTTACCGCCCCGCAGGATGGCTTCCTGCTTATCAAGACAAACGGAAATACTGAAACCATTGTGGTGGAAGGTACTGACCTTGTAAACCATTACGAGGGCTATTATGCACTAAAAGAGAGCCTGACCAAGCGTGTCAGTAAAGCAGACAATAACACATGGGTGGGGAAGAAGTGGCTTGCTATTGGTGACAGTCTGACAGACCCCCAATATGCAAGCGAGGGTTATCCCTATCTTGTCAGCAAGGCGCTGGGACTGACGCTTACCAATGTGGGCGCATCGGGCAAGGTTATGAACTACTTCGTTGACCTTATACCCGGCTATGCGGACGATTTCGATTTGGTCACGGTTCTGCTTGGCACGAACAATCAAGGCTATAACTGTGCAATTGGTAGCTTGAATGATGGCGTGGACTACACGACCAACAATTCTTTCTACGCGCAGGCGCAGAAAGTGGCAGAAGTGCTGATGGGAAAATATCCGACTGCGGTAATTGCGTTTCTTACGCCTATCCGCAGAACGGGTGTGGACGGTCAAAACAACAATGATGATGGCTATATGATTAACGCTCTTGGCCTTACTACGGAGCCTTACGCGGAAGCGGTAAAGGAAGTGGCTGACTACTACGGGCTTCCCTGTCTTGACTTGTACCACAACGGCATCAACCCTAAAAGTGAGTGGATGCGGCAACTGTACTTCGTAAATTCGGATGGCACACACCCGAACAACAAAGGACACGCCAAGTATATCGCCCCTGTGATTAAGGCCTTCCTTGAAAGTCTTGCATTGTTCGATGAGAAGTCTGTGACCTATTCTGTCACAAACAATCTGACAAACGCAGAAAACTCCAATACCGCAACCTCTGTTTTCGAGGGTAGCGCATACAGCGCAAACATCACCGCAACCTCTGGATATGTCCTGTCCAGTGTGACGGTCAGCATGGGCGGGGAGGATGTAACTGGCATGGTCTACGCTGACGGCGCAATCACCATTGGTGCGGTAACAGGCGATATCGTGATTACGGCAAAGGCAACGGCTGCTTCCGTTACAACATACACAATCACTAATACGCTGACCAACGCCACAAATTCCAACAGCGCGGCCAGCGTTGAGGAGGGTGCTTCGTACAGCGCAACGATTACGGCAAACGATGGCTACGAGCTGTCCGAAGTAATCGTAACGATGGGAGGTACGGATATTTCCGCATCCGCTGTGAGTGGTGGAGAGATCACCATCGAAAGCGTGACGGGCAACATCGTCATTACCGCAACGGCCACCGAAGTTGACAGCGGAGAGCCTGTGTTGGTGCATAGCTACATCGGCACTTCCGTTCCAGAAAGCGGCGCTCTGGAAGACCAGACTGGCTCGCTTGATTTTATAAACACAAGTGGCAGTCTATTCTTTTCAAATTACGACTCCGAAAACGGTTCAGCGTTTGCATTGTCTACTGGCGATAGTGCTTCGTTTAAGTTTGTAAATGTATTCCGCAATACGATCTATTATTCACGTAGTTGTCAGATGGATACAAGCGGGACGTCCACTTGGAATATCACGGTTGGTGGCAATACTGATACTTCTGGTAGAATCCAAATATTCCCGTATGGCACACCAGAGGGAGTTACTAACGTTTATGGTGATGCCTGTCCGCAACTCTCCTACAGGTCAGGCGATGGCACCGAGGTAACACCCCTGTATTCTTCCGACGTCGTTGAAAAGGGCGAAACTCACGCTATAACAGTCACCGTGAACGCAGCGGATAAGTCTATCAAGATGTATGTGGACGGAACGATTGTTATTAATGAAGTTATGACTACCGAACCCCAGTTTGATGGTTTGTCTGTAGTCCTGTACAACGACTGCCCGTTTGACAGGCTGGAAGTGTACCGTGGAATCATCACGGATGTAACATAGCCCAATATAAAAGCACCATCCTATCCAGAGTTGGTTGGCATCTATGTGGAGGTTGTCAATGGATAGGTGCATCTGCTGCGGCGAGGAAATCGTTAACAAACAGGTGGGGTGGGTACCCCCATGCAGTTCGGCAATGAGATCAGGCAGAACATGGCCAATGTTTTTGTGCAGGCCCCCAACGGCACCCTGTACACCATCGCCGTGGACAACAGCGGCAATCTGTCGGCCAAGGCATTCACGCAGTAATTACGCCGCCCAGAGCGGCAGGAAAGGAGA